GTATCTGAAAGAATGGCAGATCTATCAAGACAAATTGGATCATCATTTGGTAGACTACAATCAGAATTTGTAACACCATTACTTCGTAGAGTAATTAGAATATTATCTAAACAAGGTAGAATTGAAATACCAAAAATTGATAATAGAGAAGTAACTATTATATCTCAATCACCATTAGCTCAGGCACAACATCAACAAGATGTTGCAGTAGTTAATAATTTTAATGCAATACTAGCTCAAACATTTGGCCCACAAATTCTTAATATGATTGTTAAACAAGATGAAGTAGCTAGATATTTAGCAGAAAAACTTGGTTTACCAGAAAAATTAATAAGAGATCCACAAGAGCAACAACAAATGATACAAGAGTTGCAAAACATGGCACAACAGTCTAATATGGCACAAAATGAGTTGGGAATCCCTAGTCAATCGCCACAAGGACAGTAAAAAAGATACTAGCGAAATAGATCAAATATTCGCTGCAGTTTTTTCTGATCCTGATGGTAAAAAAATATTGGAATACTTTGATAGTATTGTTATGAATACTACAGTAAATCCTACTGCTGATAGTAGAGTATTATGGCATTTAGAAGGACAACGATTTATGCTGCAACAAATTAAAAATAGAATTAAGCGAGGTAAAGAATGGAAGAAGAAGTAGTTACTCAAACAGAACAAACAGAAGAAAGCTCTAAACCAGATTATGTTCAAGATAAATTTTGGAACAAAGATACTAATGAAATTAACATAGAAGAATTATCTAGTAGTTATAATTCTTTAGAAAAAAAATTAGGATCAAGAACAGAAGATTTATCTAAACAAATTAGAGAAGATATAGCTAATGAAGTAAAAGCTAAAGTTCCTGAAAACTATGAAATCAGTATGCCTGAAATACCAGAAAATGTACAAATGGATATTGATCCTGAAATGCCTTTATTACAATGGTGGCAAAAAACTGCAAAAGAAGTTGGATTATCTCAAGATCAATTTAATACAGGTATAGAAGCTTTTGTTAATAATGAGATAGGAAGTTTACCTGATCTTGAAAATGAGAAACAATTATTAGGTGAAAATGCAAATGCAAGAATAGAAGCTGCTGATTTATGGAGTAAGAAAAATTTATCTACTGATTCCTATGATGCTATATCTGAATTTGCTAGTACAGCTAAAGGTGTAAAAGCATTAGAAGAAATAATGAAACTTAATAAAGATGCACCAATACCACAAACTGAAACAGCTATTGATGCTGCTCCTAGTTTAGATGATCTCAGATCTATGATGAAAGATCCTCGATATTGGAAAGATGGAGATAGAGATCAAGCTTATATTAATAAAGTAAGTAACTTATATGAAAAGTACTACGGAAATCAAAAGGCGAGTTAAAGCTACTTGGCGTGATGCACAATCGTTTGCTGAATGGCTAGATCCTATTGAGGGTAAAAAATTAAAACCAGCTATAAATTATAGTGAAGGATATGTCTTAAAAGATGATGATGATGTATTAATTTTATACATGACATATAATGATACAGATATTGGTGATACTTGTGTTATTCCTAAAGAAAATGTTGTTGATATTTGTGAGTTGAAAAATATTAAAAAAAATGTCAGTAAAGAATAAATAGACCTCTAAGGCCCTAGATATGCCTGTAAAGATAACATATCAAACTCCTGTGAGACAATCTAGGTAAACTTAACAAGCATACGGAGGTTAAAATGTCTGCTTCTATTACTAATGCTTTTATCACTCAGTTCGAAGCTGAAGTGCATATGGCATATCAAAGAATGGGTAGTAAGCTAAAAAGCCTAGTGCGTACTGTAAACGGAGTAAGTGGTGAATCTGTAAAATTCCAAAAAGTTGGAACAGGTGAAGCTACAAGCAAAGCAAGACACGCAGAAGTAGTTGCTATGAACATTTCTCACACAAATGTAACTGCAACTCTAGCTGATTTCTATGCGTCTGATTACGTAGACAAACTAGACGAGCTTAAAACCAATATTGACGAAAGATCAGTTGTTGCAAATAATGCAGCATATGCTCTTGGTCGTAAAACTGATTCTATCATTACAGATGCTATGAGTTCTGCTACTACACTAGCTAACAATGCTGGTGCTCAAGGTGGTACTGTGGCAACTGACATGAACGTAGATAAGTTCCAAGAAATGCAAGCGCTTTTCGGAACTAATGATGTTCCTGATGATGGCTCAAGATACTGGGCAATCGGCCCTAATCAATGGTCTAACTTACTTGATGATGATCAATGGTCAAGAATGGAATACATTGGATCTAACGAATTACCTTTCTCTGGTATGAATTACACAGCGAAAAAATTCTTAGGTTTCTTAGTATTTGTACATTCTGGTCTAGATTCATCTGGCTCTACTGATAGACACACTATTGCATGGCATAAGTCATCAATGGGTCTAGGTGTAGGATCTGAAGTTAGAACTGAAGTAAACTACATACCTGAAAAGGTATCTCACTTAATGACTTCTTACTTATCTATGGGATCAATTCTAATTGATACTAATGGTATTAGAGTACAGAAGTGTGCGGAATAGGAGGTAATTAATGGCATACGAAACTTCAAATCCGATTAAGAAGATATCAGGAGCTGGTGCTGGAAACTCACTATGGTTTTATACTGATGGTGATGCTAAAGCAGCTGTTGTAGCTTCTGGCTATTTCAATTCTGCTTACAAAGAATTAAGCAAAGGTGATGTTATCCTTTGTTCAATCGGTGTAGGTGGAACTCACGAAATGGACGTAATAACAGTTACTTCTGAAACAGGTGCAACTACTGTAACAACAGTAGCTCTTGCATAAGGAGATTAACAACTATGAGGGGGTTTACCCCCTCTAGTCAAATAGGAGAAATTATGGCAATAAGTGCAGCAGTAGGTGTAGGTAAAAAAATAGTTGGCAAAGCTATAAGTGCTGCCAAAAAGAAAAAAAAAGATTTAGAAAATAAAGGTAAAACAATAAAAAAAAGTGCTAAAGAAAATATTTTAAAAGATGCACAAAAAATAAAAGATCCAAGTGGAAAAAAAATAAGAGGTAATATTAAAGGTGTAGATGCAATTCCAAATGTTATGGCTGGAGCTGCTGGACAAACAGCAACAAAAGTAAGTGGTAAAGCTATAAATGTTGCAAAAAATGTAAGTGATAAAACTGTTAAAACTGCTAAAAAAATAAAAGATGATCCAATAGGATCTGCAAAAAAAGCAACAGCAAATTTAATAGGTGATGATAAAGACGAAGTTATAGGTTTTGGTGTAGGAGCTTTAGCTGCTATGGGAACTGCTGCATTAACAGCTTCATTAACAAAATCTAATGCAAAACCAGAACAAGAATTTACACAAGAAAGAAGATCTGATGGTAGATTTGCTACAATATATAAAGGTAAAAATGCAAATGTTGTTGCAAGTGCTAAACAATTATCAACAAAAGAAATTGATGATGTAAGAACACAATTAGCAGTATTAGATAGTATTATTGAATCTGATAATCCAAAATCAAGAAGTAAAGAATTTAAACAAACAGTAGGTTATTTAGCAACAAAATATAAAATATCTAATATTAGTGGAAAAAATTTATCTATTATAATTCCTAATGTAGAAGGTGGAGTACAATTAAGACAAAGAGCTTAATATGGCAGTAACTAAAGTAGATATAGCTTCAAGAGCATTAGTAATGATAGGTGCAAATCCTATTGCTTCATTTACTGATGGAACAACAGAAGCTAACGTAACTAACACAATATACGAAGAAATTATTGAATCTAGTTTAACTAGACATAATTGGAGATTTGCAACAGGACAACAACAATTATCTTTATTAGCAGATTCTCCTACTGGTAGATTTGAATATGCATATCAAATACCAGCTAATCCTGAATGTTTAAAAATATTAGCAGTTACAGTTAATGATGCATTAATACAATATAACAGATACGAAGATAAAATTTATTTAGATGGTTTTGGATCTCAAAGCACAGTAATTATGGATTATATTTTTAGACAAAGTGAAGATCAATTTCCTCCTCATTTTAGATTAGCAATAGAATATAAACTAGCTAGTATTTTTGGTGGATCAGTAGCAAGAGACGCAGCTTTAGTAAGAGAGTTTGATCAACTAAGTGAAAGACAAATGCTAATAGCTAAAAACACTGACTCACAAGAAACTACTACTAAAACACTTTCTACTGATAGATTTATAACAGAAAGAAGAAGCAGTCGTAGTGGACTTGTGGTCGGATAATGCCTAGAAAAGTAAGACAAGTATATACAAATTTTTCTGCTGGAGAAATTAATAATCTCCTTAATGCAAGAACTGATGCTAAAGCATATTTTGAAGGTGGTAAACAAGTACGCAACTGGTATTTATTAGATGAAGGTGGAGTAATGCGTAGACCAGCTACTGAGTATATGGCTACAATGCCAGCAGAATGTAGAATTATTCCATTTATATTTTCTAATGATGAGGTTGCAATATTTGTTTTATCAAATAATAGACTTGATGTTTATTCTAACGCTGGTGCTGTAATACAATCTAATATAACTTCTAATTGTAATTGGACTACTGCTCAATTATTTGAATTAAATTTTGCACAGTTTGGTGATACTGTTTTTATTACACATAGAGATAATCCTTCAATTCAAATTAAAAGAACTTCTGCAACTACATTTACTGTATCAGTATTTCAATTTGAAGAAGATGAAGATGTAGTAGTTTCTGGAGCATATAAAACTCATGCACCATTTTATAAATATGAAGATCATGATGTTACATTAACAATAAATACTGCTGCAACAGGAACAGGTAGAACAATTACAGCGTCTAGTGGTTTTTTTACAACAGATTATGTAAATCATTATTTAAAAATAGATGGATCTCAAGTTAAAATAACTGGATATACAAGTGCAACAGAAGTAACAGTAACTGTTATTGAAGCTATAGCTGGAGGTGTTGGGCCTCATTATGAATGGGAAGAAGAATTAATTTCTATTCGTAGAGGTTATCCTCAAGCTGTTTGTTTTCATGATAATAGGTTATGGTTTGGAGGAGTAAGGGATAAACCTTCAGCAATTATTGCAAGTGAAATTGGAGGTTATTTTAATTTTGATTTAGGAACTGGATTAGCTAATGAAGCAATTAATGTATCTATTGCAAGTGGTGAAGTAAATGAAGTAAGGCATTTATTATCTTCTCGTAACTTACAAATATTTACAGATAGTGGTGAATATTATGTACCTGTATCATCACAGTCTGCTGCAATTACTCCAGCAAGTATAGCATTTTTAAGACAAACACCTTATGGCTGCAATAGAGCTGCGCCAATACCTTTTGATGGTGCTTCTTTGTTTAGTCAAAAAAATGGTAAAGCAATTAGAGAATATGTTTTTTCAGATATTGAACAAGCATATAGATCTACAAGTGTATCTGTATTAGCTTCTCATTTAATTGATAGACCAAAACAATTATCAATGATGACTGGTAATGAAATTAAACCAGAACAATTTGCTTTTTTCTTAAATAGTGGATCTAATGATGATGGTAAAATAGCTGTATTTCATTCTATTCGTGATGAAAAAATAGCTGGTTGGACTATGTGGGAAACACAAACTGGAGATAAATATCATAGTATAGCAGCATTAAATGATCAATTATTTGTTATAGTAAAAAGAGTAGTTCCTTCTGGTACAAAATATTTTTTAGAAAGATATGCAAATGATGATAATATTACTCTTGATTGTTCTACTACTACTACTGTATTTCAAAAAGGTACACCTTTAGTAAATGGAGCTAGTCAAACTGGAAACTCATTATCTGTAGATGGTTTTACTTCTGCACCAGCTATACAAGAAACTTTTACTATTGCTGGTAATGCAACTAAATATACTATTACTGCTGTTACACAAACTGCTGCTGGATATGATTTAACATTAGATCAAAACTTAGCAGTTAGTCCTAGTGATAATGCTGTAATAACTATTGTAGAAGGATTTGTTCATACAGTAAATGCAATTTATGAAAACACAGATAAAGTATTTGCAGTATATGGTAATGGATCTTTAGGTGAATTTACAGTAGATAGTAATAACAGAATAACATTAACTTCTGCTCCTTTTCCAACTGGAACTAGAGTAGGATTTAATTTTACTCCTATATTAGAAACAATGCCAATAGATAAAGAAATAGATACAGGCCCATTAACAGGACAACCTAGACGAGTTAATAAAGCTATTGTAGATATATCTGGTGGTTTAGATATAACTATGAAAGCACAAGATTTAAATTCAAAAGAGTTAGTAATACAACAAGCTGGTTTTACTGCTGGTACAGATATTAGTCCAGTTACAGATAAAAAAGAATTTAATTTTTTAGGTTATAGTAAAAATCCTACAATTACTATTAGCCAAAACGATCCTTTACCATTAAAGGTATTAGGAATAGCTATGGAGTTACAATTCGCATGAGTGCTAACGCTTCTACAATGTTTGCAGCTGCTGCAATAGTTAGTGCAGTAGGTACGGTTGCTAGTGTTCAATCACAACGAGCTGCATTGCAAAGAGAAAATTATAGATTAGAAACAGAAAAAAAATTAGCAGCAGTTCAAGCATTAGAAGAAGAAAATGCTAGAAAAGAAATGTTAAATGATACTATTGCTCAAAATTTAGCATGGCAATCTATAAGTGGATATTCTGATGATAGTAGAAGTTTTTTAAATATAAATCAACAAGCTAAAAATAAAGCAAATAAAGATATTAGTAACATTAGATTAATGGGAAAAAATATACAAAATAAATATACATCTATGTTGTATGAAAATAAATATAAAGAAAATGATTTAGTATTTGGTGGATATGTTTCTGCTATTAGTGAGCTTACTACAGGGTATGCTCAATATGATTATTATGGAGATGGTGGAAGTAAAAAAGATATAGGATAGTATGGCATTAACAACAGGTAAAAGACAAGTAACAACTACTGCTTCTTCAGTAGCAAATAGAATGGGTGTAGTACCAGCTTATTCTGGTGATCCAGTTTCTACTATTGCAAAAGTTGCAACAGAAAAATTAGATTTTTTTGCTAAACGTCAAGCGTCATTAGAAGAAGCAAAATATAAAGCTGATTTAGAAATAAAAACATCTAAGTTTATTAATTTAAAAGCAAGAGAACATTTTAACGATCCAAAAACTTTTACAGCAACAACTGATAGTTATATTGAATCTTTAGTAAATGAAGCTCCTACAAGATATAAGTCTTGGACTAAAAGCATGATTTCAGGAAAAGCTATTAGAAAAGGTGAAACAATATTTGCTAATAGAATTAAACAAGATCATGATGATGCTATTAAATTATTAGAAGAAAGAGCAAGAACTCATAATGAAGAAACTTTAGAAGATTTATTTGATTTAGCTACTGTAAGTCAAGGTGATCCTGAACTTAAAAAAGATTCTACTTTTACAAATAACATAGATGATTATCATAAAAATGTTTGGTTACCTAAAGTTTCAGAAATGTATAAAAGTCATTTAGAAGTATATAATGCAGCATATCCTGAAGATAGAAATAATATGCTTACACCACAAGAATTTTTAAGAACAATGCAAGTTTCTTTTGAACAGTTAAGAGTAAATACAAAAGTTAAAAATATAATTGATAGTACAATGTTAGAAATAACTGAAATGGGTGGAAATTATCAAATAGGTAATGATAAAATTAAAGAATTAAATTTAAGAATTACAAAAATGTTAAATGAAGAATATATGAAAAATCCTCAAATAGATGTTTTAGATGGTAAAGCTACTTTAGTAAATACAACTAAAGAAGAAAGAAAACAAATAATTTCTAATGCTGAATCATTTATGAAAGGTCATTTAAATGTATATAACAATCAATTAGTTAAATATGAAAGTGAAAAAAAATTAGCAATAGCAGATCAATTAAATAATGATTTATATAATTTTGTAAATAATCCTGATGATTTTGGAATAATAACTGAATTACAATTAGAAAGAAAAATGATTGATTTAGAATTAGATGATAATCAAAAATTAAATTATCGTAATTCTTATTTTGGTGGACAAATGATTAAAGGAAGTATTGATGAAAATTTACAAAATTTTGTTGGAGATACTAGTGGTATGAAAATGGACACATTTTCAGGAAGATTATTTACGAGTTTAGATCAAAAAGGATATTTAGAAGCATTAGGTATTAATAATCAAGAAGATTTAAAAAAAATAATTATACAACAACATATTAAAAGAATATTTCCAAGTTTAAGAACAATCGAAACAGAAGATGGCCCAAAAAAAATAATAGTGCCAGGTGTTGATAGTATTGCTGATACTTGGTTAGGAACTGAATCTGTATTTATGCAAGATTCAGAAGGAAATACTGTTTTAGATAAAGATCAAAATGCATTAGCTACTGCTAAATTTAATAAAATGGTTGGTTATGCAAAAATGATGGGTGAGCCAATACCACAACTAACAAGTTTTTTTAATGATATAATGAATATTAATGTAAAAAATGAAACTGATTTAATAAAGTTAGATAATGCTGCATATATGGTTAATTATTTTTTAGATACAGATGGTTTTGAATTTATGTTCAAAGGTATAGACAATGATGTAAGAGCAAATATTTTAAAATTACAAGAATATCATAAATTACGTCATGCTGATTTTGACAGATTAACAAGAGTAGATGTAGCACAAAGTTTTTTTGAAAGTCTTAAACCTAAAGAATCTACAAGAACTGGACAAATTAAAATAGCTATGGATAATTTTATTAATTATGGAGAAGAAGGTGATGATAGTGCAGATCAAATAAATTTAACAGAAATAGTAGATGAATATATAAAAAAATATCAAGATAATAGAGTAGCATTTAGTCCTATAGCAATGATACCTATACCAGTTTATACTTCATTAGCTTCTGGAGAAATGAGGCCACAATTAGGTGATGCAGTTGTTGATAGTATGACAGTAGACGCTAATAAAGTAAGAAAAGTAATAAGACCTTATTTAGATATTTATTTAACTAATATGTTTCAAGATGAAAGTTATGTTACTAAACAATCAATTGAAAAAAATTTAAACAAAGCAATGAAATTTATAATGGAAGATTTTGCTAATGATGGATTTAATTGGAAAGTTTTTAGTGGGAGTAGTTATAATGAGTAATGTACAACGATATGATTTGTTTGATCATTATGGTAAATTAGGTTTTACTAAAAAACAAATACAAGATGATATGATTTTTACTTTGCAAGAAAGAATGGCAAATATGAGTAGTTTGCAAAAAGAAGAATATGGTATTAATGATGATTTTTATAACAGAACAAACTTATTTGATATGTATGACGCTGGAAGAATAATAGCTACATATGATGATAAGTCTACTGAGCCATATCCTACCTATAATTTAAAAGTTGATTTTGATGGTGATGGTGTTTTTTCTGTTTTACATAATCCTGATAATACAGCAGTTAATTTTAGACCTGTTATGGGTGGACAATTTGCAGATAAAAAATTTACAAGAGACGCTTTTTTTAATGAATATTTTAAAAATCAATATGAAACTATGGTATCTGCTATGCCAAGTGATGTTAGAGATTTTTTAACTGTTAATCCTTGGGCTAATGATTTTCTTCAATCAACTATAACTGGATATTCTAGATTTGCAGAATTTGATAGAGAAGTTACAGAAAAATTTGCAAACTTTATTGATGATTTTTCTAATCAAGAAAATAGAGTTGGGCCTCCTAGTGTATTTAAAAGAATAGTAAGAAGTGTTTTTGAAAACACAATAGGTTTTGACGCTAATAAAGATAGATTAGAATATGAAGTACAACAAGCACAAAAAGAATATATTGAACAAACTAAATTAAATAAAGTAAATGAAAATAATTTTATAAGCAATCCTTATTTAGCTCATATATATAAAAATGAAGGAGCGTTTAGTGAAACAGTTTATGATCCTATGAATAAAAATAGATCTTATGAACATTTATCAAAAATGGAAAATGGAAAATATGTTAATGATCCAACAATAGGATTTGGATTATCTTTAAATGATAAATGGGTAACTAATCAATTAATTAATAAAGGATATAATATTGATTTATTATTAAAAGGTGAACAACAATTAAAAAGATCAGATGGTATGGACATATCAGTTGATTACATGAATATTAAAAAAGATGATTTAGTAAATTTTTTTGGTGAAGATTTAAATAAACCAGAAAATAGTTATTTAATGTTAGCTTTATTAGATTTAAGTTATTTAAGTGGTTTTAATGTAGATGGAAGTTTTATTGGAGATAGAATGAAATCAGCAGTAAAAGGTGCTTTAACTGCTAAAACAACAGAAGAAAAATTAGGATATTTAGGAAATTTTGCTTCTTATATTCCTAGTGATTTATTAGATAAACCATCTGGTGAAATGTTAGATTTTTTAGACCCAGATGTACAAGATGTAAAACCATATATTGGATATGATAATGAAAATCAAACTTATAAAATGTATCCTGAATCTACAATAGCACAAGAATTATTTAATGATAGTGCTAGATATATGCAATACAGAGGAAGATTTTTAAATAACTTTGCATTGTTAGAAAAATGGGCGCAAGGTAGTTCTACTGCAGCACCTTTTCCAAAATATGATGATCAATTACCTTCTTTAAAAGAAGATGACAATATGCCAGTTATAGAAATAAAATAATGCCTGACGTATATATTGCTAATGGTGATCCTTATTATCAAACAGATAATAATATTTATAAACAAGATACACAACCTACAACTTTTAATTTTGTAAATATAACAGGAGGTGTTTTTGATGAAAACGTTGTAGCAATGGGAGCTAAAAAATTAGTACAAACTGTATTTGATAATAGACCAGATTTATATAAAGTAGATGTAAGCTACGATCCTTTTTATGATCCACAATTAGCACCTTATAAAGATTTTATCGGTAATTTTTTACATTCTAAAAGTGAAGATCATACTACTTATTTATTAGATAGATTTAAAAAGAAAATGAAATCTATAAATGGAGATCCAGGCTATATAATTGGAAGAATAATTGGAGGTCTTACAGATCCATCAAGTATATTTATGTTTACCAAAGGTGCTAATCTTTTACTTACTGGGAGTAGATTAAAAAGAAGTGCATTAGGTGGAAGTATTATTGGTGGAGAAGAAGCTATAAAAGGTTATCTTGATGATACAAGAACAGCTGCAGAAAGAACTACTATAACTGCTGCTGGATTTATAGTTCCAGCATTATTTCCAGCAATAGCTAATGGTAAATCTGCTAAAAAATTTGATAAATATGCAGCTATGTATGATGAACAAGACGCATTTGCTGCTGGTACTACTGGTGCTGCTGTACCAAGAAGTAGCAGAATAATGACAGAAGAACAAATACAAGAAATGAATAAAATAGCTCCTACTGGTTTAGGTGTATTTGGGGAACAAGGCCCATACAATCCTGTATTTAGAGTTATGAAACAAGGAGTAAGTGAAGCTCAAGAAATGATGGAAAGAATGTTAGAAATTCCTTTATTTCAAAATAAAAATTTAAAAGATATTATTACTAGTCCAACTATAGAACGTAAAATTAAAATGCGTTATGCTCCATTAGTTGTTACTACTACAAAAAAAATAGAAGCTGCATATAATAGTTATTTAGCTAGACAAGGAGCTAAAAGTCAAAACTTTTTAGAAAGAGGTTTAGATACAAAATTTGTAAAAAACAAAGCATATATGACACCTAAAGAATTTAGACAAAATATTTGGGAATATAAAATGGGTCAAAGATATGGAACTCAAACAATATTTGATGAAGATGTAATTACTGCATCAAAAGCTATTGATGATTTTTATAAAACAATAGGTAAAGAATATGACACTTTAGAAATACCACAAAAAGCAATGCAAGGACATATTAATTTTTTACAAAAAATTTTAGCTAAAACTAAAAATCGTAAAAAAAGAGAAGATTATATTTTGCAAATTGCTAAGATGGAAAAACGATTAGAATATGTAAAAAAAAATGGATCATTAATAGATAATTATATTAATGTTGTATATCGTAGAGATGTTATTGAAGCTAACTTTGATAAGTTTGTAAAAACTTTAGGAATGGCTTTACGAGAAAGAAATCCAGCAATTACACAAGATGAAATATTAGATATTGCAGAAGGATTTAAAGGATATCAACCTGTAATAGCTATGCCTAATTTAGCAGATGAATTAAAAATAGCTGCTGGTAAAGGAACTTCGGCTGACATTGATGGATATATAGAAAAGATAAATAAAATATCTAATAGGTTTAAACAACGAACAATAGATATTGATTACAGACATTTATCAAAAGAAGGTTTTATTGAAACAGATACACAAACATTAAATAAAATGTACTTTAATCAAACAATTCCTGACATTGAAATTACTAAAGCATTTGGTGATCCTATGGGATTTGGTACAAATTATATTCCTAAACAAAATCAAATGGGAATACAACAAATTGCTGAAGTATATGATGAAATGATTATAGCAGCTAAAACTCCTAAACAAGCTGAAGCATTAGAAATACAAAAAAATAAAATATTAAAAGATTTAGATGCTGGTATACATTTATTAAGAGGCACTTATGGTTTAGCAGAAGATCCTAATAGATCTGTTAGCAGAGGTATTAGATTAATGAAATTATATAATGCTATGACTATGCTTACAGGAATAGCTCAAACAGTAGATATAGCTAGATTAGTAATGATTAATGGTATGGGTAAATCTTTTAATATTTCTTGGGATTTATTAACAAGTGGTTACTTTAAAGAAATATATAAAATGAATTTAAAGACTACTCAACTTGGTGGTGAATCTTTAGATATGTTTGCTAGTACAAGAGCTATGGCTATGTATGGTTTAGATGATGCATTTGGTGTATTTAATAAATTTGAACGAGGTGCTAGTAGTATGGGTAATTTATATTTTACTTATTTAAATTTATCTAACCCTTGGAATACAGCAGTAAAAAATATTGCTTCCCTATATAATGGAACAAGAATATTTGATACAATAGAAACACAAATACTTACTGGTAAAATATCTAAAGTAAATATGGCTAGACTAAGAAGTATGGGTATTAGTGATTCTATGGCAAAAAGAATATACAAACAATATACTAAATACGGTTATGGAAAAAATGCTAGGAAATGGAAAGAAAATGGAGATACATATAAATCATTAAGAGTAGCTAATTCTGACGAATGGGTAGATAAAGAAGCTGCAGAAGTTTATCATCAAGCAATAGGTAAACAAGCTAATATTGATATTGTTACTCCAAGTAAAGGTGATGTGCCATTATGGGCAAATACAGAAATAGGTGGAATGCTTACACAATTTAAAAAATTTGGTATGGCTGCTACTCAAAGAATATTACTTAGAGGATTACAAGAAAAAGATGCTAATTTCTTTAGTGGAGTATTATTATTAATGGCAGCTGGTGCTGGAGTAGATGCATTTAGACAAAAAGCATTTAATAGAGATTATAGTAAAAAACCTACAGGTCAAAAAATTGTAGATGCATTTGATAGATCAGGATTAGGTGGTATTTATTCTGATATTAATAATGCTATTGAAAGATTAGGTAATAATGAAATAGGACTAAGACCATTATTAGGTGCTAAAAAACCTTATGGAACATATAGAGATATATTTAATAATCCAGTACCTGATGTACTTGGGCCTACTGCTAGTCAAATAGCTAATATATCAGATATTATGTGGACTTGGGGTAGTGGTAAGTACAATCATCACACAGCAAGGAATGTGCGTAGACTTTTACCGTTTCAGAATGTATGGTTTTTAGATTCATTATTTGACGAGATAGAACAAAAAGGACTAAGATGAGTATAACGATATCGGCAACTGATCCAAGAATACAATATACTGCAAGTAGTGGTCAAACTACATTTGCTGTTCCATTTGAATTTTTTGCTGACGCTGATTTACAAGTAAAAAATACTAATTCTGGTGGAGTAGATACTACTCTTACATTATCTAGTAATCCAACTACTGTAGTACAATACTCAGTAAGTGGTGCTGGAGAAACAGGTGGTGGTAATATTACTTTAGGATCTGGTGCTACTGCTGGTGATAAATATACAATTACTAGAAATTTAACAGTATCAAGAAGTACAGATTTTCCTAATTCTGGTGTATTCCCAATAGAAACACTTAATACAGAATTAGATAAAATTATTGCTATGATACAGCAAAAAGGAATTGATATTAATTTATCTCCTAGAGCTTCTTCTACTACATCAACAGCGTATGGTTTAACATTTCCAGAGTTGGTCGCAAATAAGTTATTAACTGTAAACAGTGCTGGTAATGCATTAGAATTTTCACAAGAGATAGGTACATTTAAAGGTAATTGGTCGGCAAGTGTTGCATATGTTCAAAGAGATATTATCAAAGATACATCAACAAATAATATATTCATTTGTAATAGCAGTCATACCTCAAGTGGATCGCAACCAATTACAACTAATACTGATTCGGCTAAATGGGATTTAATAGTAGATGCAGCTAGTGCTACTTCATCAGCAAGTGCGGCAGCAGCTAGTGCTACAGCAGCAGCAAATTCAGCAACAGCTGCGGCAACATCTGAAACAAATGCAGCGACTAGTGAAACTAACGCTGGAACATCTGAAACAAATGCGGCTACTTCTGCTACTACTGCAACTACACAAGCTAGTGCTGCAGCAACATCAGCAAGTAACGCTTCAACAAGCGAAACTAATGCTGCTACATCTGCATCTAATGCTTCAACAAGTGCTACTGCGTCAGCTTCTAGTGCAACAAGTGCTGCAAGCTCGGCAACTACAGCAACAACTCAGGCAAGTGCTGCTAGTACCTCTGCAACAAACGCAGCTACAAGTGCTACCAATGCTTCTACGTCAGAAACTAATGCAGCAGCTTCTGCAACAACTGCTTCTACTCAAGCTAGTAATGCTAGTACTTCTGCAACTAATGCGGCTACTTCTGCAACAGCAGCTCAAACTGCTCAAGCAGCAGCAGAGGCAGCAGCCGATAATTTTGATGATACATACTTAGGTGCTAAATCATCTGATCCTAGTGTGGACAATGATGGTGACGCTTTGACAACAGGTGATTTATATTTTAATACAACAAGTAACGAGTTAAAAGTTTATAATGGCAGTTCATGGCAAACTGCCGCAGTAGATGCAAGTAGTTTTGCTTCTGCTGGTTTTGCAATAGCCATGGCAGTTGCTTTATAAGGAGATATAATGGCACAAAATTTTAGAAGATTTACTGGTAATAATATCGGTGCTTCGCCATCAACTATTCTCACAGCTGATTCTTATGATACCATAGTAGGTATTCATGTAACCAATATTCATACATCTGCAATTAATGTTGATGTATATATAAATGATGGTGCTAATGATATTTATCTAGGGAAAAGTATGCCAATCCCTGTAGGTGGAGCTTTACAAGTTTTAGGTACAGGAAAAGTAGTCGTACAATCTGGTGATGCATTGAAAATAGTTTCAGATACAGCTTCAAGCGTTGATGCTTGGGTATCTTGTGTAGACGCAATAAGTACATAATATGGGATATATAGGAGCACAACCAGCAACTAACTTTGAAACAGTTAGAAAACAGGTATCTACAACGAATAGTGGAACAACTATTACGTTAGATTATTCTGTTTCTAGCGTTCAAGATATATTGGTAACAGTTAATGCTGTTGTTCAAAGTTATGATAATTATAGTGTAAGTGGCACAACACTTACTCTTGGTGGTACTCTTAATAATGATAGAGTAGAGATCTTATATGTAGGCAGAACATTCCAAACTGTTACTCCTGGAGTCGGAACAGTAACCAATGACATGCTCTCAGGTAGCATAGCAAACTCTAAACTTGCTAACTCTAGTATTACATTAAATGGCTCGGCAGTTTCTTTAGGTGGTAGTGCTACTGTAGATAATAGTCCAAATTTTTTAGCTTACAGGTCATCTTCAGACCAATCTATTTCAAATGACACTTACACTAAAGTACAATTTAATTCAGAGTCTTATGATACTGATAATGCTTATGACAATTCTTCAAATTATCGTTTTACAGTACCAAGTGGAAAAGGTGGTAAATATTCTTTGTATGCTAATGTTTGGATGAGAGGTACTGATGTTAATATGATGAATTACTATTTTTTAGCATTTTATAAAAATGGTAGTAATGTTTGGGAACAACATTCAAATTTTATGAACAATGATCTAAGAAGTTTTGGAGCAAATATGTCACTTACATTAAATTTGTCAGCAGGAGATTACATAGAAGTATACGGAAAAATAAATATTAATAGTGGTAGTCCTTCATTTGGTAATGACGCAGCGTCAGGCGTTCCTACTACTTGGTTTCAAGGAATAAAAATAGCATGATAAATTTAACAAATAAAATAATAGCATA